CGTACTTCAACACGAAGAAAAAGGCGAATACGGCTACTGCCGTAAAACTGTAGTTGCAAACGAAGCCGCTCAGGTGGACTACGTTGCTGGTACAGTTCTCGGTAAAGTAACTGCAACTGGTAAGTACAAGCGTCTTGAAGCATCTGCTTCTGATGGTTCTCAGAACTTCGCTGGTATTTATGTTGGTTCGGCTGCCGGTGCAGACTTCCAAACTGTTGCTGCTACCACTGATACTTCTGTAGTTATCCTGTTCCGCGATTGCGTAGTAGGTAAAGCAGGTCTGGTGTTCGGTTCGTCTGTTGATACACAGGGCGAGCGTGACGCTGTATACGCTGCAATGGAAGCCGCTGGATTCAAGGTTGTTGATCAACCTGACTCTCTGACTACTAACAACTAATCCACAATAGGAATAACTAACTATGGCAATTACTCGTTCCCTTTCTAACGGTTTTAAACTTGTTGATTGGACTGATGAAATTAACAACATTGACAACCAGTTCGGTCTGATCAATGGTATGAACCTGTTTAGCACTCAGGGCGTTAGCCAGACTGCTATTGTGTTCGATAAAAACACTACTGAAACTACTCTGCTGCCTCAAGTTAGCCGCCGTGAAGGTAACACAACTAAAGGTATCGACCGTAAGGTTGAAACTTTCAGCTTGCCTCTGGCCTACTTCAAGCACAGTGACTACATCACTGTAGAAGACCTGCAAGGCTGGCGTCAACCGGGTACTCCAGAAGCTGCTGAACAATTCGCTCGCGTCCGTGCTAACAAGCTGGAAGATATGCGTGCTCAAGTTGATCAGAGCATCGAGTACATGAAGCTGCAAGCTGTTAAGGGTATCATGAAGACTCCAGATGGCAGTGTTATCGCTGACATGTTCACCGAATTCAACGTAACTCAAAAGGTTATCGACTTCGTGCTGGGTACTTCTACTACTGATATCGACAAGAAAATCAGTGAACTGAAGCGTTACCTGCAAACCAACCTGAAAACTGGTGCTGCTATCCAAGGTAAGCCGGTTGTTATCGTTGATGGTTCGTTCTTCGACAAGCTGATCAGCCACCCTAACATCCGTCAAGCATACCTGTACTACCAGAACTCAGGCGCACAACGTCTGCGTGATGCTACCAACAACATGATGGCATGGGGTTCGGTAGACCAGTTTGAACACCGTGGTGTTATCTTCATGACCTACGATGCTACCTTCAAGCTGCCTAACGGTACTACAGAAGCTGCTATCGCCACAGATACTGGTCACGTTATCCCTAGCGTTAACGGTCTGTTCCGTGGTTACTACGGCCCAAGCAACAAGCTGTCGGGCGCTAACGTAGTTGGTCGTGAAATGTTCGCTTATGAATACAGCGACCCACGTGATGAACAGCACGAAATGCAAGTGGAAACTTCTCCACTGTTCTTCTGCACACAGCCACAAGTTCTGGTTAAAGTTACTACTTCTAACTAATCTTGTGTTGGGAAATGGCCGCCTTCGGGCGGCCTATCCTTCTATATAAGGATTGAAAAATGGCTGCTCCTACACTGATCGAACAAGTAAGACTGAATGTTGGAGACAACAGTTCGGATTTCCAAATTCTTCCTGATGATACATACGAATGGTTGTTAAATAAATATAACAACAACGTAAACCGAAGTTCACTGGATGCCGCTAGGTATATCTTGTTTGAACTAACCAAATTCCCAACTCGTGAGCGTACTGGACAAATTGAAGTCTGGAATGAATGGGTTAACGCCTATCGAAAAGCTCTTGAGTTATTCCTTAAAGACCCTACCCTGCAACCCTTTGTCCTTGTTCCATATGCCAGTGGCATTAGCAAACAAGACATGCAAGAAAATGATTCAGTTGATGATAATGTTCGTCCTGCAATTCATAAAGGGTTTGCTCACGGTGTCAGGGCATATAATGTTGAAAACTCAACTGACGATGAAAGTATCTTCTTAGTCCCTTGAGGTGGTTATGTCTTTTAAGATCACCAAAGATATTTCGGGGTTGAGACAACTCAAAAAGAAACTTGAACAGTTGAATCGAACTGAACTCGACTGGGGCTTCTTTGAAGAAGATCGTTACGGGCCAGAGGACGGTAATCTGCCCGTAGCTACAGTTGCACAGATTCATGAAACAGGTTCTGATTTCATACCTCGTCGTCCGTTCTTCACAGAAGCTTTAAGAAAAATAAAGACTGTGCAGATTGAGAACTTTGTAAAAGCATCTATCGGTGTTGGTTCTATTCAAACTGAACACTTGCTGAACATGCTCGGAGAACGACTTGTAGACGGTGTTAAAGAAGAGATCGAAACTTGGACAACTCCTGCTAACAGTATCTCGTGGGCAACGTACAAACGCTCCGTAGGTGCCCCAATGAAGCCTCTTGAGTTCACTGGGAAAATGCTAGATAGCGTTAAGTTCAAGATACGCAAAACAAGGAAAAGAAGATGAGAACTCGACCACCCTTTCTCAGAGTGGGTAAAATCATTCTGACTGTGAAAAGAACCAAACCCGGTCAAAGGGTGAATGGTCGTTATGTTCCCGGTGCCGTTGAAGAAGTTGAGGTTGAGGCTAATGTCCAACCCTTTCAGAGACTGACTGGTGAAAAATCACCGAAAGAAGGTGATCGTCATGTTTATGGCGTCAAAGTATGGTCAGTTGAACCACTACAACCTGTTGTTGAAGGTAGTAGCACAACGGTAGCTGATACTTTTGTTTTCGAAGGTATTGAGTACGAAGTTATCCAAGTGCAACCTTGGAAGATGGGTCTGATGGATCATTATGAATGTGTTGCTGTCCGTAAGGAGAGAACATGAGTTTTTATACTGATTTCGAAGATTCGGTCTATCGCGCATTGTCTACAATGTTCCCAACTGCTTCATTTGTTTTTGCAAATGATAACGGCCCCGAGGAACAAACCCCATATGGAATCATTCAAGTAATCGCTCTTGATCAAGTTGGTCGTGAATCTGTTTCAACGCTCACCGACAACACAAGAAAGGTTCTTGTCACTAAAACATATGAGGGCAGGGTGAGCTTGACATTTGTAGGAAGTTCTGAAACTAACCTTCAAGCTGCAGAACTCGCAGCAGATTTTGATTTCTTTGTCGAGAGTCCTGTTCAACAAGACATTCTTCTCAGAGAAAAGCTTTCTCTTATGAGAAAAAGCAGAATCAACCGTGTCCCGATGCGTTGGGATACAGTTTGGTACACAGGTTATCAGTTAGATGTGTTCTTTGCATTTACAGTAGCCGCAGAACAGAGCGTTGATACAATTGAGAAGACGATCTATACCGGGGTCTTCACTAAATACAACGACTCTGAACCAGTTGTAATTACACAAACAATTAACTGATTTCAGTTAAACTAATTTGCAAATTAGGAGACACAATGACAGTCCTTACTGACATTATTCAGGTGCAAATCTCTCGTGAAACACAAGCTGTTTCTCGTGCAGCATTTAATATCCCTCTGTTCATTTCAGAACACACTGCTTTCTCTGAGAGAGCAAGAACATACACTTCTATTGCTGGAGTTGGTGAGGACTTCGGTTCAACATCTTCTGCATACGAGGCCGCCCTTCGTTATTTCGGTCAAGAGCTTACCCCTTCGACGATTGTTATTGGTCGTAAGCAAGTAAACGGTGTTGATGGTAGCATTGCTACTGTTGCTAATAACACTGAATACAAACTGACTGTTAACGGTGTAAACGTGGCTGTAACTTCTGATGGTACTGCAACAGCTATTGAAATTGTTGCTGCTCTGAAATCAGCATTCGATGCTGCAGCCATTACTGGTGTTACATTTACAAACAACTTAGATGGTACATTTGACGTTGATGTTGTTACTCCGGGTTCTGCTTGGAGCATCAAATCTTCTCAGAATATCAACCTTGTAAACAAGGCATCTGTTGAAACTTGGCCAGACGCGATCACTGCTGTTGAACAAGCAAACAACGAATGGATTGTCCTGAACGCAGCTACTCACGCTGATGCTGATATCCTTGCAATTGCGGAGGCTATCGAAGCTCGTGAAAAGATTTACGGAACATCGACTTCTTCATCTGCTGTTAAGACTTCTGTTACAACAGACATTGCTTCCCAGTTGAAAGCTCTTGGATACCAAAAGACCTTCATTATGTGGAAAGCTGATGCTAACGACAACTATCCAGAATGTGCTTGGTCTGCTTACCAAATTCAACCTCTTCCGGGTTCGAATACTTGGGCATACAAGACTTTGACTGGTACTTCTGTTGACAAGCTAACTTCCACAGAAACAACTAACCTGAAATCTAAGAACGTAAACACTTACGAAAACATCGGTGGTGTTAACGCTACTACAGGTGGTAAGATGGTTGGTGGTGAGTTCATTGACGTAATGGTTGGTGTACTGTGGCTTACTGCTCGTATGCGTGAACGTATTTGGTTCCGCATGGTTAACACTTCGAAGATTCCTTACACAAATGCTGGTATTGCAATCATTGAAGCAGAAGTGCGTGCTCAACTTCAAGAAGGTATCCGTAACAACTTCCTAGCAGATTCCCCTGCTCCGGTTATCAGTGTTCCAGATGCTCTGAGTGTTGATCCTAACCTGCGTGCAACTCGTACTCTTGAAGACCTGAGCTTTGAAGCACGACTAGCGGGTGCTATCCACTTCGTAACCATTCGTGGTTCGGTTTACGTCTAAGGAGATATAAATGACTGAACGTCTAAAGACATACGCTCCTAACCAAGTGAGCGTTATCCTGACACACGGGGCAACTGGTATTGTTCACACAATTACTGGCTTCAGTGAAGGGAGTATTGTTTCCATTGATCGTAATGCTGAAACATTCACAATGTACCGTGGTGCTGATGATACTAAAACTCGTATCTACAACAGCGATACATCTGCTACAATTACTGTACCTCTGCAGCAAACCTCTAACTCAAACGACATTCTTACTTATCTCTATGAGTATGACCGTGTTCGTCTGAACAGTGATGGTTTGTTTAGCATCCAGATCAAAGACCTAACTGGTCGTTCTGTGTATTACTCGGACGAAGCATACATCGGTAACGTGCCTTCAAGCTCGTTTGCTAACGAAATGCAACTTC